GCCCCGCCACATTTTGCACTATCGGCACGGGGCCGAACATGTCAGATGTTCCGACAAGTTGCCGTATTCATTTTTAGCATCCGCATCCGTTGCAGGTGCCGCAGGCGCCGCAATTTCCATACTGATACGGTGCGGGAACGGGGAAAGCAGGAACAGGGCGAGGGTTGTAGTAAGCGAGCTGCCCGCTCATATAGGCTTTCAGCGTTTCATTCTGCGCAGCCTGACTTGCGGCAAGCTGTGCGGCAAAAAGCTGCTGGTTCTGCTCGGCAATCTTGGCATCCTTTGCCTCGATGCGCTGCGCAGTCATAGCGTCAAGGATTGCGCGCGCGTTGGCGTTTTGGTTGTCAATAATGTCGCGGGTACCCGTGCTGATCGTCTGTCTGGTCTCGCACCCCTGCGTTGCCATGTTGTAATTTACGCCCTGAATCGCCTCGCGGGTCTCGCAGCAACAATTAGCCTGCTGCATCTGCATGGCAAAGAGCTGCTGCATAAATGCGGCCTGCTGGTTTGCGCGGCTGATTTCAGCCGACATAAAGCCCTGCTGCATAGCATTCTGCACGCCGTTGACAAGCTGCGCCTGAGCATAGAAGCCGTCACACAGGCCGTTGTTCACGACGTCGATTTTGCGTTCGATGTTGGCAAAGTCGCTGGTCAGGATGTAACCATCGACAGCGCCAGCACCATTACCGCCGCCAAATCCGTTGTTGCCCCAGTTACCGCCCCAGCCGCAAAAAACGAAGAGGAAGAGAATAATAATATACAGCAAACCATCGCCGCCAAAGCCCCAGCCGTTGCCATTGCCCGTATTTGCGGGCTGAACAGGCATTGTCATAACAGTGCCGTCCGAAGAAAGACTCATGTTTTACTCCTTTCAAAAGTTGAATGTATTGTTCACCGTGCGCACGGGTTGAACCTATTTTAAAAAGCTCTGAAACTGCTGCGCCATCGCTTGCAGCTGGTTTAGCTGCTGCTGGCTCATTTTGCCAGATTGCAGCAATTTTTGAACTTCTTGCTTCGGGTCGCCTTGAAAATTTTGTCGGAACTGCTGAAACTGCTGCATCATTTGCTGAAATTGTCCCATTGCGCCCGGCATTTTGCCGCCGCCAAGAGCGTTAAACAGAGGGTTGCTCATTGTCTGTCTCCTTTTTCTTGCGCGTTAAAGGTTTATCTGCCGCCAGCGCGTCAAAGCGGGCTTCCAGCGCGTCAAACTCTGCGCGGGTAACAAACTCCCCGGCTTGCACTTGCACGGCCTGTGTTGGCTGTTTCTGCGCTGCTGTGCGCTCCGTGTAATCAAAGATTCGCAACGGCTGCGGCATCCCGCTTGCATCCACTGTTTTGATATAGAACGAACTTTTCTCGCTGTCCATCAAAAGCACGCTGTTCCCCGGCGCGCAAAGATACGACTTCGCCGCTTCTTCTCCCTGTACCCAAATAATAGGTGCAGTCTGCTGTGCAGTCTGTTGCTGCTGCGGATATGCCGCTTGCCGGAGCTGTGTAAGCTGATCGGGCATGGCCGAAGGCATCTGCTGCCCCATTGGATAATAGTTCGGCATATAGCCGGGCTGATACGGTACGCCAAACGCCATAGTCAATCATCCTTTCTGCCAATAATATAGTGGCGTTTCGTCGCCGCTGTCCCATGTATCCAGCCAGTCCCCATCACGCACACAAACAACGTGCGTCGCAAGGGCTAGAATATATGTCCCGCTTGGGTGTTCCGATGCAAAATCTGCGACCGTGTAACAGTCTGGACAGTTGTTCGGAATTGCAGAACGGCTCCACCCACACCGACGCAGGTAATGTCCCCATACGTAATTAGCAGTCGGCATATCATGTAATAACAAACCTTCAACAGCTAAGTCTGCATATACGGTCTCCCATTGTTTCAAGGTAGCTGCTGCAATGGCTCTAACGGTACAATCGCCGACGCGCTTATGTTCTGGATTCAGGTTTAATTCTCTGTACATGGCTTTATCCTCTATATTTATTGTAATAGTTTAAACAATTTCGCGTGCGCCACATCTGCGCCAACTTTACGCCAATTTTTACAGGAAGTTCTAAAAAATCGCTGCAAAAAGCATTGACAATACAACGCTAGAGATGTATAATATAGACACAGTAAGAGATAAGCAACCCACACAACAGGAGGAAACATCATGAAAGAGTACAAGCTGAATGTTTATAACACCCTTTGCGAGACGGCTAAAAGCTGCCGTGAGATTCACTTCTACGATGTCTGCCGATCCATTGGTGTTAAGCACCTAAAAACGCAGGAAGTCCTCGAAATCATGAACAAGTTTATCCGCAGCAATCCTTCCTATCGAGCCGTCCAGTTCATCGACCCGAAACGCACCTCCGCAGCGCAGAGCCTTTTCACCACGCTGGTTCTTACCGAGTGCGAATAAAATTTACACCACACACAAAAAGGAGGCTCCCATGGAAATCACAATCACCAAATATGCCGCCCGCCACAACCGCAGCCCCGTCACCGTCCGCCAGAAGGCCCTGCGCGGCGGCTTCAAAACAGCCCGCCGCGTCGGTCGTGACTGGCTCATCGACGAAGACGAACCCTACACGGACAACCGCCTTACAGCACCCCCTCCGCCGGACCTGTGGCAGCTGACCAGCGGCCGCCGCTGCGACACCATCAGCGATGCTGGCGCGGTAAAAATTGCCAATGATTCCTTCTCCGTCCTGATTCCCACCGGCGCAGGCGATGGCGACTCCGCGTTCTGTATCTACAACAGCGGCGAGATAGACACTGCACCCCTCAACTACTTCACGTTGATTTCTGGTAGATTCAACATCTACGACTATGATTGCGGCAACACCGTGGCCGAAACGGTCCAAGGTTCCTTTCAGGTCTACTACTCCTCCGGCATTGTGTTTTTTATAAAAGCATAATAAAAAAAACAGCGGTCGCACCGGGCAAATGCCCAGCACGACCGCTGTTTTATATCTTCCTGATTTTATCCACGACCGCCCGCACCAACCGATTGACCGTGCGTTCGCTGCAGTTCATTTCCGCAGCAATCTCTGCGTTGCCAAGGCCGCGCCGCCTGTAATCCAGCACCGCCCGCTCATCGTCGGTCAGTAAAAAGCAAATTCTGTTATACGTCGCCAAGTCAACACAAAAGTTAAACCGGCGCACGCAGTGGATTATTTATCTTTCGTGCTCTGCTTCACGCACTGGTTGGCGTAGACAGCCCCAGCCGCGCACAGCACGCCTTGAATGATAGCGGTAAAAACCGCCATGGCCGCATCCTGCCCGCCGCCGATGGGCGACGTTGCCAAAACGTACAGCGCGGCCAGCACAACGCCCACCACGGCCAGCACCGCCGGGATGAGCTTGTCCGCCACTGCCGTGCTGGTTTTCAGGCAGTATCCCACGAAAATCAGCGCCGGGATCAGTACCAGCAGCTCCGGCTTGATGTAGTTCATGTAATCGATGTTCATAATAAAGCCCCTTTCTTAATGAATCGGCAGCACCCGCGCCCGGTTGTACAGTTCTGTGCCTGTTCCGTTGCCGCCAAGCGCATGGTAGCTCTTGTACAGATATTCCAGATTTTTAAGGCCCGCCGTCTCGATCCAGCCCTGCTCGATATAAAACGTGCAGACCTGGTACAGGCGGTCGTGCAGGATTGCCAACATCCCCGCCTTGATGGCGGATCTCTCTTCTGCATCGTCCTTGATTTTTTTTGCCAGCCGCCTATAAGCAACCAGCAATCCAGCGGCCAGTACGCCAAAAGCCCACTCGACCCAGTATTTTACAATCCACTCCGGCACGTTAAACCTCCGCCCATTCAGATTTGTACAGCCCGGCATCCGTCAGGCCACGTCCCTTGCACAGCAGATAGATCGCATCTGCATCTCCCTGCGATACCGGCCCTACCGTGATGACCTGCAGCTTGCCGGTGCCGTTCTGGGCCGTCTGTGCGCCGCTGGCGGCCTGCTCGGGCAGCTGTACAGCGTGCTCGCCGGGGCGGTATGTAAACACCCGCCCGCTCGCCGTGGTGAAGTTGTTGTCCAGCCACACCAGCGGGTTGGTGCGCTTGCCGCCCAGGATAACCTCAAAGTGCAAATGCGCCCCAAACACATTGCCGGTCGCGCCGCTGTAGCCGATGATCTCGCCCTCTTTGACCCTCTGGCCGTACTTGACGCAATAGCTGGACAGGTGGGCGTACCGTGTCTGTAAGGTCTTGCTTTTGTAGTCGGCGTGTCTGATACGCACCATGTTGCCATAGCTCTGCATGCCCGTCCGGGTGTGGCCGTCCCAGTCCTGCACCTGATCCACGGTGCCGTCCTCGGCGGCATAGACCGGGCGGATATAAATGTTGTCAATCTGGGTGCGCAGGTCAACGGCCTGGTGCAAACTGCCGTCATTGTAATACCACCCTTGCGTCAGCACGTGAATGTCCAGCGGCCAATGCAGCAGGACCTCTCCATTAGATAGTCTCATTGTATTACCTCATCTGTGTCCATCACCAGCGCCTCATACTCATCTAGCAGGTCTCCCGCGCCCGGTATGGTATCGCGGTAGTCCCACAGCACAAGCATCACCCGCGCCAGCAGATCTGCTTCCTCGCTCATTCCTCAACCGGCGGCGTGGGCCACTTCACCGCGTAGGGGAAGCCGGCCTGCTCGGGCACATCCCGCAGGGCCTGCCGGTAGGCCTTCCAGTCGGCCTTCACCGTCTTGGCATCGCCCAGCACGGTCCAGTCCGTGGCGGCGATCAGCTTGTCCCGCCGCGCGCGCACAATGGCCGCTGCGGCATCGTAGTCGGCCTGCTTGATGATCTCGGCCCACTGGTCGGGGGCCGTCTCCAGCGCGGCGTTTGGCAGCTGCGTGCGCATCTCATAAGTGGTGTAGCCGTAGCCGCCCCAGGGAGTGTCCACATTGGACACAGCCTCGCGGGTGACTTCCTGCTCATCCTCATACAGGCGCACCAGCGTGAGGCCGTTGCCAAGGGGCTCGGTCTCAAAGCGGGGGCGCTGCTCATTGCATTCACATTTAAGCATCTTTTACCACCTTTCGTATTTTCTTGTAGCTGAAAACACCGTCCACACATTTCGTGCGGAAACGATGCGTGTCGGCGTGTTTGAGTTGTCTAATTCTGTAGGTGCCCCCGCTTAACCGGGGATAGAAAGGCCAGCAAAGCTGTCCCACCACGCCCCGCCTGCGTCGTGGCTGAGGTTGATGGTGAACGTGCCCGCGCGAGAACCATCGCGGGAGCCCGCACCGCGCCGAACGATACGGGAACCGCTTTTGTTGATATAAAAATAGTTTGCAAGATAGGTTCCGCTGCTTCCGCCTACTTCCTTTGTGATCTGCAGCCACGGGAACCGCTCATCGGCCTGCAGGTTCTTGGCCCAGCCCTCGTTAGGCAGCGTGAGGGAATCCAGCTTCGTGTAGTTCTCAACGCTCGACCAGTTGTAGTTGGTGTCGTTGCAGATGTAAGGAACACCGTCCACGATTTTCCAATCACACTCAAAGCGCCATTGATTGCCGTACAGCGGATTTTCCACGCCATAAAACACAAAGCTGTGTTTGCCGTCGGTGTTGCTGACGGGGCTGCCACAGGTGGAGAGTACGCCGTTGGCCGTGCCGGTGGACTGCATGATGCGCCAGATTTTGTGATCGGTGGTCGTGGTTACAGCCTCGCCGGTGAAGCTGGCCTTCACATTGGCAGTGTCGCCCTCAATGGCCTCGATGGCCGTCACGATGCGCCGATTTGCCACGCTCTCGTTCTCGGCGCCGGTGCCGATCGAGATGACCATGCCGGGTTCCAGCGTGTTTTTCGCAACTGTGACAGCGCTCTCGTTTGCGCGGGCACCAGCAACAGCAATGTTGGTCGCATACAGGCTCACGCAGCCGTTGATTTTGCTCTGCACATGCCGCGTACCATACACAACGATCATCAGGTAGGCCAGCACCTCAAAGTCGGCACTGGTATTGATGCAGTAGGTTTCGCCCCACAGCCGGGCCGCAGACAAAAACTGCGAGATCGTCCTGTTGCCGGTGCTGACAACGCCAGCAATGCTGTGCAGCTTGCCGTCTGCGCCGATGCTGCCTGGGAAGGCGGGCAGGTAGCACTTCTGCTTGAGGGAGCCGTCCGCATTCTGGAACTTCTTCGGTGCGCGGAATCCCGGCATCGGCACAGCCGACACGCGCGGATTGACGTCCAACATGCCGGAGACATAGAAGAGCGGCACCTCAACCAGCACCTCGCCGTTCGTGCCATCCTCAATGTAACCGGGCTGCCCCTTGTAGGCGTTGACCGTGACCGTGCCGTCCGCGTTCAGCGTGCAGCAGCAGCGCCGCATGCCCGCCCACGGGTAAACGCCGTCAAAGTCGTTCTGCCCGGCGCTGGTATCGGTGCCGGGGGTAAACACAAAATCAGCGGCAGCGCCGGTGCGCGTACCTGCCGAGGGGCTGCCGGTGAACTCCACACCGTAGAACGTAGCGCCCACGGCAGACGCGGCGGCCTTGGCCGATGCAGCGGCAGCATTCGCGCTCTGGTCTGCCTGTGTAGCACTGGCCTGTGCGGCAGCCTTGGCCGCGTTTGCCTCGGCCAGATTCGTGCCGGCGTTCGCCAGCAGCGTGCCGAACTCCTCACGGGTGCCGGTGTAGCCGTGCGCTTTCGCATCGGCGTAGGCGGTCACTGCGCCGAGGTCGGTGGTAAAAACGGAACTATCAGCCATGGATCTGTACCTCCAAATTCGTGTCATTGACAATGGCGAAAGACAGCGTGTCCTTCAGATTGATCGTGCGCGTGTACATCAGGTGACCCGTGTCAGGGTCAACGCCCATCTGCATGTAGCCGTTGCTTGCGGCGCACTGTTCCGCATAAGCGGCGCTTTTCGCCGCCGCGTCCTCGCTGGCCTTGGCAGCAGTAGCGCTATCAGCGGAAGCGGTTGCAGAGCTTGCCGCCGCAGCTTTTGACCCCGCCGCGTTTTTCGCGCTTGCATCAGCAGCCGTTGCCGCGCCGCTTGCTGTCTGCATGTAAGCCTGTGCATCACTGGCGGACTTTGCCGCCGCCGTTTTCTGCGCTTCCGCCTGTGCGGCACTGCCTGCAGCGGCAGCAGCACTCGCCGCAGCGGCCTTCTCACTGGCGGCAGCAGCGGCCTGCTTATTTGCAACATCAGTCTGTATCTTCTCGATTGCAGCAATGTTTGCGGCAACGCTCTCATCAGCAGCCTTTTTGGCAGCGCTGGCAGCACTGGCAGCGCTCAAGGAAGCCTTGCTTGCGCTCTCTGCGGCTGCGGTTTCGCTGGCCTTTGCAGCCCTTGCCGCAGCCTGCGCATCATCGCTGGCCGCCTCTGCCGCTTCTTTGGCAACAAGCGCAGCCTTTGCATACGGCCCGGCCTTGGCAGCATCTGCCGCCGCATTTTCCGCCGCCTGTTGAGCTTTATTTGCGTTAGCTTTGGCTTCTGACGCATCTTGCGCAGCTGCCTCCGCGTTTGCTTTAGCTTGCATAGTTGCTTCCAGCACCTGCGCCGCCAGCTCGAGCGTCGGCTCTGCATCCGCGCCGCCGTATACGCCCGCTTGCTCAAGAATAAGATACTCCACGTTACAACTCGCCCGCTGCACGCCGGAGGCTAGCCCGGCCAGCACAAGCACGCCATCCTTGGCCTCCTTCGTCACCTCGGGCGGCACGTCCATGGCATCCCCATCCAGCAGGGCCACGCGCAGCGGCTCTTCCCGCCCGGGGATGTGCCACGTTGCGGTGAGATTTAGCCCGTCCCACCCGGCCCCGCGCTCAATCTTGATACTCTCCGTGCCAAAGCTGGAATTAGTCCCCAGCACCAGCTTCCGCGGGGTGGGGTAGTAGTTGTCAAGTCTTAAAGTATGTACCATGCTCTACCTCCTTAACAGTACAACAGCCTCTCGGCGTTGATTACGATTGGCTTTCTCATGGTTTCATTTCTCATACAGTGTGCCTAAATCCAGCATGCCGCCCGTGGAAGCAGCTTTGTACCCGGCAAGGCTGATTTCATGAATAAGAGTTTCTGCCATGGTTTCACCTCTCCTTCTTTATTCGGCATAATAGCAGACACAGGTTACCGTTCCAGAAGTCTGAAAGTACGGCGTACTTGAATAGCTGTAATTGTTCGTGACTGTCACGATTCCAGAACTTGGATTGTAAGACAGAGAATACGAAAACCCTGTGTTTTGATCCTGCGCGTTTGCGGTAACAGATGCGGAGCTAAATGCAAAATTGTCCGCAGTAAAGCTTTGCCATCCGGGCAAATCCGTTACGCTAAAGGTCGCGCTAAAAGGGCCTTCGTATCGGTCAGTATGAAAATTTCCCAGAACCTTTCTTTTGAGCCTGGCAGCTCTGACAGCTACCTGTCCGCTTCCGTTATGGTAGCCGGCGGGGACCGTCACCGCACCGCCCGGCGCAATCGTTGTGCCCCAGTTGCCGCGGTTCGGCATTTTTCCTTCCCGGATGGTTTTCCCGCCTGCGTAGTATTTCTTTCCGGTCAGCACATCGGTATCTGCGGCGGTGGCCTGTGCCAGCTTCGCATTGGATAATCCACCGCCGCCGTTAAAATCCAGCCGCGTGCCGTCAAAGGTAAACAGCACCCAGCGCCCGGCAACAACGCAGTCACCGTCCGCAGCATCCGCGCCGCAGTAGGCCGGTACAGCCTTGCCGTTTACCGTCCATGTATCGCCCGCACTCCATGCCGCCGAGACCTTAAACCGCCCAACTGCGCCCTCTCCCGTCAGAGCATACACGCTTCCTTTTTTTACGCACTCATATTCCTGCACGCAGACATTTACCCCGCCACCAGCCGGGTCATACTGCGCCTTTGTCATCATTGCTGTGCCACCGTGCAGTTGCGCCAGCTCGGTCTTTACCTTTTCCAGCAATGAAGAAAACTGCGCCTGCATGGTGGTAGTATCAACGCTAACCCAGTCCGTAACAAGCCCACACACATCGGGGTCAAGCCGTTCGTCCGTGATGTTATCCGCAGAAATGCTGCTTGCTGCCACTGCAACGTAAATACGCGCAAGAGAGATTTGCCGTTTTAAAGTGTTGTTTGTAAGTTCCGGGGCGGTAGGTGCATTATTTGGCGTACCTTTTAGCACTTCAATGCGCGGCTTTTCCGCATAATCCACCGTGTCCCAGCTAACAACGATCCTGTCAATACGCGGCAGGATGGCATCTGGCAACGGGATTGTCAGCTGCAACTCGCTTCCAGTCTGTTCTTTTGTATCATTCCAAAAAACTGTGCCGTCCGCTTTGTCGTTCGCCAGCCAGCCCACGCCATCTGAAACGCTTACCGTCATATCGCCGTTTGCAGTAACACTTAAATTGCCATCCGCGCCAAACACGCCGCTGGAACGCCCATGCAGCCATTTCATAACGTTTTCGGCTCCGATGTATTCATCCACGTTATTCGGAAAATTTTTGATTTCTGCCACTTTATCACCTCAAAACTGTTAAAATCGGGTCGCCAATAACCAGCTTGACGCTTGATCCGTTTGCATCCTGTGAATACTTTGCTGCCGTGATTCTTGCCTTGTACTTTACACCCAGCCGCAAAGAAACGCACCAAACCAAATCGCCAACATTGTATGCTGTTCCAAGCTCGTCACCGTCAGCGTCAATCGAAAAGCCGTTTCGGTTCAAATGGCTGCCTAGCTGCAACGCCGCATACTGCTTAACGCGCGTCTGAAACGCAGAGTTTGTCTCTCCATCCTGCTGGCTATCTCCGCTGAAGCTCGCCCACAGTTCGCGCCGTTCCGAATCGCTGGCCGTGCCAGCCTGCACTACAAATTTTGTACCGTCTTTGTACTGCGCTTCACAGTAGCACACATTTTTGTATTCAGAAATGTCCTTGTCAACTACCAGCCCGGGCGCTGTTCCGCGTTCCTGCGCAAACAGGACCGCGTCTAATCCCTCTGTACGGTCAACGCCCTTATACAATTCAAACGTTTCTGTTTTGGCTCTGTAGTCAAAAACCATCCGGTTTCCAAGTCCTGCATCTGTCAAAATCGGCTGTATGCAGTTTAACAGTTCATCCCCGTACACTTCCGTTGCTGTCACGGTTTCTGTCAAGCCTTTTTTCTCTGCCAGCAGTACAGGCAGCCCGCGCAGGTTGGCAGTAATAACGCTGTATACATCCTTTTCCACATTGGCAATGCTGGCAGTTGCCGCAATAACACGCCGGTTCAGCTTGTTGTTCAGGCTGTACCCGTTCAACGTGATTTCGCTGTTATCGCAATCGAGCTGTATTTCTTCCACCATATACGCAAGTCTTCGCTCTACAATGTACAAAACAGCATCCAGCTCCACTATCCCAATGTTGTACTCATCCATCGGCAAAACTACCGTAAATTTTCCCACATTGTTATAGTAGTCGCTGAATTCGCTGCTGATCGCGTGCGTGATTTCGTGTCGGTTTGCCAAATCCGGCGTGAATAGCTCTAACCTCATATCACGGTCACCCCTGCGCTTTCTTCGGCAAATGTCACGCTCATTTCAACGTTTTCAAGCCCGCTGTCCGCAGTAGGTTTCCACGCATTATCACCCGTATGAATTCTGTACAGTGTACTTTCAAGCGTAAGTGCGCCCCGGCAGTCACCGTCCTTAGAGCTTGTGACCGTTGTTTTCCCGTGCGATGTCTTGATAACGACACGCTCATCTTCTACAAGCGTTTTTTCAAGCCGCAGCACTTCACCTGTCAGCATGTTTTCAATGCCTACATTTGTTGCCGTCTCGCCAATGCAATTGATTTCCAACCTAAACGGCACATCAAACTGACCAAAATTCTGCAAAACAATGTATTTCAGCACAATGACTTTGCCGAAATAATACGTTTTGCTGATATCCCATGGGAATTTAAAACCTTTTTGCACGCCGCGCAGCTGCATTGCCTTTCGTTTACCGCTTTCCCAATACGGGTAGGGGGCAAGCAGGACAAGCTGAAACGGCGCACCGCGTTTTGATGCGCCAATGGTAGGCGATGCTGTTACAATAACGTCTATGTGCCAATCTCCGGCATATAACACCCCGGTCAGGTCAGGTCGTACAACGGTCACAAGTGCATCTTTAAGCGCTTGTGCGTTATCGCCGATAACTCTGCCATTGATGGTAATAGGCCGCGTCTGAATGGCCTTAGATTGCACTGTAGCGCCTACCTGACCAATGCCCTGCGCCGTGTTGGCAGTGACCGAAATTGTATCAATGCCATCCGGCTTGCTGATAAGATAACCGTGCTCATAGTCAAACACGATAGACTGCCCCAGCGAGTTGACGTACTTGAAAGTCTTGCTAAAAAAACTCATAACGCCCACCTCGCCCGCTGGAAATACGCCGCTGTGCTTGCTGCCAGTTCAACCGGCGTCTGCTTTGCCGCGTAAATTGTCTGATTAACTGTAAAGCCGCCCACGCCGCTATTGCCGCGCCGGTAAGCCTCCGCTTCATCGGCTGTCAGTACCATCTCGCCGCGATGCAGATTTGCAACGTAGTTGTTATAGGGGACATAATCCATACCGCCTGCGTGGCTACCGTCAGACCCCGTGTTGTTTTTCACATCACTTGCATTGATGACAAAAATGCTCTTGATGCCATCCCACAAGCCCTGCACAAAGCTGACAAGGCCACCCCAAACAGCCGAAATGCCACCCTTGATGCCCTCCACAACGTTTTGGCCGACCGTAGAGAAAAAGCCGAGCGCACCTTCAAAGATGCCCTGAATCGACTCCCACGCGCTCTGAAAGTCACCGGACAGCACAGCGTCAATCGTAGAGAACACGCCAGTAATCAAATCAAACACAGTCTGGAAAAAGCTTACCGCAACATTCCAGATGCTTTGAATGATAATCCACGCGCCCTGAAAAAATCCGCTGATAATCGGTGCAAACGGCGCAAAGATAACCACAATTGTCTGAAAGATAGCCTGAAAGAATGCGCTTGCCCATGACCATACAGTCTGTACAAGGCTCCATGCAGCGCTGAACGCTTCACCGATGCTCTGTATGACTGGTGTCAAATCTGTAATGACCTGCGTAACGACCTGCCCAATAACCTGCATAGCCGCTTCAACATAAGGCTGCACAAATGCCACGACTTCCTGAATCTTGGCAGAAATTGCATCCCAAGAGGCATTTACCTTGTTACGGAAATCCTCGTTTTTTGCGTACAGAACCGCCAGTATACCGACAAGAGCTCCGATTGCAACAATGACTAGCGCAATCGGATTCGCTGCCAAGACAGCATTAAATGCAGCTTGTGCCTTTGCCGCCGCCGTCTGTGCAAGTGTCATTAGCGAAATCTTGCCCGTAAGCAATCCTGCTACAACCTCGGAAGCTTTTAATGTGCCGTTGAGCGCTCCTTGAGCGATTTCGGTGTCCGAAAGCCCCATACTAAACAAGGACACTGCAACTTTTGCTTCGTCAAATCCCGTTACAATGGACTGTAACTTTTTGCCAATTTCCCATCCTTTTGCAACCGCCCCCACTGTTACAAGCGCGGGGGCAATTTTTTCAATCAAGGGAACAACTTCTTCAACTGCTGTTTTAACATTGTCAAAAATGTCAAGCAAGAACGAAAAGTCAGAATTTTCAATCGCGCTTGTCAGCCCGGAAATAATTGCATCGCCAAAAAATGAGAACACATCAGCAACAATGGGCTGCAATTCACTTGCTACGCTGCTTAACCCGCCGAAAAGTGCCTGCAAGCCCTCTTCAATAGTCGGCTCCAGCTCCATAATTATGCTGCTTACATAAGGCGCAAGCTGTGTTACAATTTCGCTCAAGCCGTCAATAAGAGTAGGTACAATTTGCTTTATTCGCGGAATAATGTTGTTGCCAGCCGTTACAAAACTATTTACAAAATCATCCATCAGCCCTTGAAAGTTCTGCTCTGGGTCAGCAATTCCCGTAAGCAGGTTTTCCCAAGCACTTTTCACTGATGCGGTGCTGCCTTGAATCGTTGATGCGGCTTCGTCTGCCGTTGTTCCGGTAATGCCCATTTCCGTTTGCACAACATGGATTGCTTGCACAATGTCCGAAAAGTTGTCAATGCTGTATTTTGTGTAAACGCCCTGCTTTGCGTTCAAAGCGTCTGCATCGGCGAGCAGTCGTTCCATTTCCGTTTTTGTGCCGCCATAGCCGATTTTTAAGTTGTCTAGCATTACGTAATTCTGCTTTGAGAATCCACGGTAAGCGTCTTGTACGCTTTGGACAGAGGAACCCATTTTGTTCCAGTTATCAGCCATATCGGATATTGCCATATTCGACATTTCCGCCGCCGCATTTGTATCACCCGCAAGGCTGGACACAAGCGATGCTGCAAACGACGTTGATGTTTCCATATAGTCATTTGCCGACATACCAACGTTTTTAAAAGCCCGCTTTGCATACTGTTCAACAACCTTGGCACTGTCCTTGTACAGCGTTTCCACGCCGCCGATCAGCTGCTCGTACTCGCCGTAGCTATCCAGCGATGATTTGCCAATAGATATTGCTGCCCCAATTGCCATTTTGCCTATGGTAACAAAGCCATTTGCAATATTGCGCAGACCGTCGGTAACGGCATTTCCCAAAACGGTGCCTGAAAAAACATCCATCAGGGACGATGCCCCGCCCTTTGCTTTTTCTACGCCTTTTTCGTATTCGCTTGTGTTTAGGCTCAGTTTGGCATATAGATTAAAAACGTCCAATTTATCACTCCCTTCTTGAATTTTTCAATTCAGTATTGTATTCTATCCGTAGGAGGTGTTTTTTATGGCAAAAGCAAGAAATGCGGTTATCGCAGGCGATTTTGTTGGAAAGAAGGTTTCGCTTTCTTTTGGCACGGTGTCGATGGATGTCGGCGGTATGTCGAAGCTTGAACTTAACAGCCGTACTGTCGCTGGTTATTCCGTTGCAGACGAAAGTCACAACAAGTCAATGGCTTCCGGCGTTATGCGCGGCATGGTCGGCGGTGCTTTGTTTGGTGGTGCTGGCATGGTTGCCGGTGCAATGACTGCCAAGCAAAAAGGCGTTTATCAGGTTGTTATACAGCTTATAGATGACCCGCAATGGCGTTACAGCGGCAAGCGCTTCCTGTTGGAAGTTGACGAGCCAACCTATAAAGCTATTATCAAAAATTGTTTCTAAGTTTAGCCGCCCTCTGTTTGGGCGGCTTTTTTCTCTGCTTCTTTCAATCCATGCCGCGCCGCAAAGTCCTTGAAGTCTGCCTGCACCTGTTCTGGTGTCCGCGTATCCACTTTGGGCGGGTGGATAATGTCAATATATCTCGCTGGCCTGTCCTTTACGCCTGTCGCAGCTACCACAAGGCTCCACGCACTGTCGGTCATGTACACCTTGTACATCTGCTCTTCAAAATCAGCTTTTAAAGCGTAAGGCAGCGCCGACACAAGCGCCTTTGCGCTCAGTTTCGGCATTTTTAGCAGTACAGGGATTACTTGTTCTGCCCGCCACCGAGATACGATTTGAAAAAATCAACAAACCCCTTATCGTTCAACAGGTCGTAAACTTGCTTGCATGTGATAAGGAAATTCTGTTTGCCAATTTCTTCCACCGTCAGGCCGTTGAACGGTGCAAGGATTGCGTACACATCTTCGCGGTGCTGTTTCAACGCAATGTTCAGCAGCTTAACGATTTTCGCAAGGCCGAAACGCTGCATCGCAATGCGGGTCGTTTCACCCTTCGGCATGGCTTTCTGCATCTCTTTCACAAGCGCTTCATCATCGATCAGGTTTGTGATGGGCTGCGCGATTTGCAAAACGACTTCCAGCGCTTCATCAGTGCTAAGTTCAGAAAAAATTCGCATTAGGCTTCATCCTCTCCGGCCTTGATATACACCTCGCACGGCACAGTATCCTGCGCGGTAATGGAGTAGTGCGCCGTGTATTCAAAGCTCATCTGGCCTTTTTCCTTGTCGCCGGTCTGCAAGCTGAAACCGCCAGTGGACAGCGTATTCAACATGTGAATGGCACAGAAACCGCCATTCGTAGTGCCGTGCTTGTCGGAATAGTCGCACAGCAGCCACAAATCGGTAAAGTCGCTGTCTTTCAGGTCGTTGCGCGGCGTGATTTTGGACACCTTGGAAGTAGTCGTAACATCTGCAGCGCCAAGCATGCTCTTGGTATTCTCTGCCGATGCCGAAACATAAGTGCCACTGCACTTGACATCCCAAGATTCAATCTGCTTCAGCTCTTTCATGTTCTTGGGGCAGTTGTCGATATCCTCGCCGAAGTCGGTAAAGCTGGGCACAGCCGTAAAGTTGATGCCGCCGGTCGTGGCGCCCAGCAGCGCACTTTCTTCCGGCGCAGTACCGGCGGCTGGGTCAAACGTAGTTGCAAGATAGCCCGCGTTCAAGACCAGTTCTTTAAACGCAGATTCAGGAATACGAGTAAATTTCATGCTTTCACCTCAATTTAGGCATAAAAATTCGGCGGTCACGTTTATGTACCGCCGTTTTAGGTTTTTGTCTGTGTCATCTGCCAGCGATTGGCAGAACGGGGAGCCGCGTTTTAACCAAATCAAGCCGCCATCTACCGGCAGCGTCACGCCGCCAATGCCCAGCGCGTCAGAAAGCTCAAGCGCCTTTGCATTGGGCACTGCTTCGCTCGTGGTATGGAACCACATGTTGACCGTCAGCGATACCGCCCCGCCGCCCCATGCGTCAAACACAGCATCATATGTCAGGTATGGGAGTACAGCGTCCTTAGGCACGGCGTTGCTTGCGTAAGCGGTCATAAACCGTCCGAAAAACTGCTGTAATGCAGCGCCCTTTGTCATGTCGGTAATCCCTCTCGCAATCTTTCAGCCGTAAAACTTTTTAGGCCGTTCAGCATCGGGGAAGCGCTTGCCGGGGCTTGCTTTTCTTCCGGGCGGCTCGTAACCCGGAAATATGCCCCGGTCGTCACGTCCTTATACACGCTGCCGTACTCGATGGGCACATCTTTCCGCACAATGCCGGTATACACGCTGGTCACACCCTGCGCTTCGGCCTGCCGCGCTTCAAGGCTGCTGTCCAATGCAACGTAATTTGCAAACTTTGCGCCATCTCTCCACTCGGTAGCATAGCCGCCCTCGCCGTCAGGCTTTGTCAGCTTGTCCATGATGATGCAGCTATGCGAAAAATCATCTAAAAGGCTCATAGCTTTCTCCATTTGTTCAGCCGAGAAGCAAACACGCCCTGCCAGCCCGTCACAGAGCCGCCAGAATTGCCGTTTGCGCTCGCTTTGGTGTAACTGTACCCGGCAAAGCTCTCACTCTGGAATGGGCTGTTTGCGGCGTTCTCGTACTGCGTGCGCCATGCCTTAATTTCTTCTTCAAGGCGCAGAAATTCGGAAGGAACGGCCATGGCCCAGACAGCCCCCTCAAAGGTTTCATCCCTAAGTGCACAGTCGCCGTACTGGTAAACTCCGTCATTCAGAACGCTGCCCACAATGCGGAAATACTGTCCGGCACGCAAAAAAGGGAGCGCAATACTCCCGCCCTTGATGCTGAACTCGCCCAGATGGACGCCATTTTGTGTGACAAACCAGTTCCGGCACTCCCTCATCAATTCTTCAAGCATTGCACTCCCTCCTTATTACTTTTTGAACTTTGCCAGCACAACTTTGGCTTCGTTGGTCAGAGCCGCAACGTAAAACTCGTCAGCGGTAATTTCGGTGGAACGGTTACGCGGCTTGCGCTCGGTCTCCACGTTGATATTGCGCTTGCGGTAAATGGTCAGAGCGGGCACATCGTCCTCGGTCTCGCTGTCCTCGTTCAACTTGACGATGGGGCAAGCGTAGTAGGCGGTAGCAGCAGCCTTGACCTTATCACCGACAACCAGCGCAGCAGCGCAATGGGGCTGGATGGTCGCCAGATGCTTTTTGGTGGTGGTTTCGGCGGTAGTATCAGCGACAATCTCAATGGTGCCGGTGCTGTTGTCCTTCTCGTACTCGATAGAAGGAACCTTGCGAGATGCCACCACGCGGGTATTGGCAATCTTGCCGATTTCGCCGGTGACAGCAACGCCAGCCTGATACTTGTCAGCGCTGATAAAGTCAGCATCCTTTCGCAGGGTCGCCATCTGCTTGGGGTTGATGAACATCACCTTGTCGCTGTTGATCTCTTCGTTGAACATGTCGATAGCGTCCACAACGCCGCTGTACTTGATAGCGGCAGCAGTGCCGTCATAAGTCAGCGTAGCACCCTGCAGGGCTTCCATGCAGTCGTTGTCGATTTTGGCAGCAATAGCCAGCGCCAGCTGCGCATTAGCTTCACCAACGGGGTTTCCATAGCCGGACAGCACAGCTTCATCGGTCAGGCCGACGCCCTTCATGGCCTTCTTGATCTTGTACTTCTTGTCCTTGGTGCTCATCTTGTCGATGTCAACGTCAACGCCCTCTGCAACATCCTCTGCATCGCCGATGTAACCGTAAGACGGCACAGTAATGGTATCGCCAGGCACTCCAGCAAGGGTGTCATCCACCTTTGCAAAAGGTGCCACGCGGATTTTGTCAGGGATTTTAGCCGAAATCATATCGGCCATAACTTCGGGGTTAATCAGGTCTGCCAGTTTGGTCAGGATAGTATCTGCCATGTGTTAATCTCCTTTGTTGTTTGCAAGCTCGGCATACTGTTCCGGGCTTTCTTTATAGAGTTTCAGTCTGTCTGCATAGCCCATCTTTTTAAAGGCTTCTGCTGTGATGGAACCACTGCCGCCATTTCCTGCGGGCGGGTTTGGTGTGTTTGCGCCCTGCGTGCTGGTAGTAACGATGTAGTCGCTGTAAGCTTCTTTTAGGCTGGTTTCCAGCTTGTCAGAATCCTTGATGGTGCCTTTATCGTCCAGTTCCAGCTTGTCCAGCAGGCCATCGCCTTTGCAAAGCCGGGCAACAGACTGCAAGCGTTTGTCGGCAATGCCGACTTTTTTCAGGGCGGTCTCCAATGCCTTTTCTTTGGCAGCGGTAGTCTTTTCGGCGGCCACGCTGGTTTTGTAATCCTCAAAAGCCTTGTGCTCGGATTCATACTTTTCCTTGTAACCGTCATCGCCCTTTCCTTTCAGGTCGTCCAGTTCCTTTTGAACGCCGGGAAGTTTTTCCGCATCGGCTTTATAGCGGTCAATGTCCGCTTTCAAGCCGTTTACGGTGTCAGTGTGGGCTTCAATAATGGTGTCCTGCTGCTCTTCGGTCAGCCCCATACCTTTAAGCAGCTTGCGGGTAATTGCCATGTTGTTTTGCTCCTTTTCTTCGGTGCCGGTCCTTCGGCATTAGCATTTATTTAAAACAGCAGTTCTTCGCTGTTTTTGCGTATAAAAATAGCAACCGCCGAGAAAGCCTCGGTAGTTGCTAGGTAAACTTGTCTTTTACGGTTTCACTTCAACGCTGGGCAGCACATTTGTGTGGAAATACAGCTTGTAATGGTACGGGTCTGTGTGTGTGCCTGTAATGTCCTCGACAACATACATCGTGTAGCTGTTCAGGTAGATGTAATTTTTCCTGTAAGTATCAGGGCCAACCTTTACAGTGCAGACAAGCTCGTTGTTGGAATTGTTGGAGATAGACATATACCCCTCGGCTTCCATAATGACCTTGTCTGTTCTGGCGTTGTATACGGTGATTTTCCGTTCGCTCTCAAAGTAATCGGCTTGCTTGGAAATATTGGCATTTGCTTTGTCAGCTTCAGAACAGCCGCACAAAAGCAGCGCTACAGTCATAATCGTGATTGCGATATAAAGAATCTTTTTCATGTGCTTTCCTCCCAATAAAAAGAGCCGAAAGGCTTATTTGCCTTTCAGCTCTTGTTTGATAATTCTTGTGTACTGCGCGGCATGGTCTGCCACTGCGGGTTTGGTGTACGGTTTTGCGCGTTGTCCGTGCGTCAGATGCCAATTGCCTTTTGCGTCTTGATATACCCACGGCGTTTGTCTGCCGCCCGGATAGTAAATGCCCGTGCCGCACTCCACATACACGCCGTATTCGCTGTTTGTGCCGATATACGCAGCTTTTTCGCCGTCGTTTACCATATGGGTAATGCTGTTGCGCAGGTTGCCTGTGTCGACGGGGCACAGCTTTTTTGCGTACCCCTCGCCCACAAGCCCGCACTTTTCTAGCGCCCGCTGGCAAGCCGCTTCAAGCTCTTTGTAAACTTCAGCGCTGTGGTCTTCAAGTGTGATTTTCATTTTTTTGTGCGTCTATAAATAATTCGTAATCTCCGCCGGAAAAATACGGGCATTTAACTTCACGGTTTTTTATTTTTTGCGGGATAGGCTCATAATATTGGCACTTATCATACTGCTTAAAATTATTACATCCTAAGCAAATCGGAATAAACTCCATTTATTTGCCCTCCGCAATTTTTTGAATGATTTCTGCAATGTTTTGCGGCAATCTTTCATCGCCAAGATGATACGCTGCCCACGCTTCTGCAAATGCTTCATCAGGCGTTTTCAAAATGTCGCATTTGCTTTCTTCTGCCCATGCACTGGATATTGATTCCCAATTATCAGGCAATCCGCGAACATCAACAACACAATGTCCAAATTCGTGATACGCGGTAGCTCTGCCGTCAGTGTTAAACGACCAGTCATTTCCCGTTTTTGCACGATACTTTTCGTTGTTTTTCTCTTTTGCTTTTGTTATGTCATCGATGCTTTTGAATTTTTGTTTATTCAAGCCAACAAGAATACCCCCATCGTAATCGGTTTTGTCGTACCCAAGTTGCATTGTACGAATACCAAATTGTCTATAATCGTATGTGACGCCCCACCATTGATCTGCCTTTCTGCCTAACGGTCTTCCGGTTGCAGTAGAAATGTCTTTGCCATTTGCAATCATTGCAGGGCGGCAATCCTGCGGCAAGGTATCGACCGCATTAAGAATGTTATTTACCTGTTCAAGGTTCATTTTGTCAAAACGCGCATACTTAACGCCTTTACTTTCTGCAAGCGCAATTCCATCAGCAACGGATGTAGCCTGCGTTCTAAGCGCATTTTGAATTCGCAAGTCTTTACCATTGATAGTAGTTTCTTTTTTCCACCCCGCCCACTCTGCATAGGTCATATCTTTCACAAGCACAGATTCCCCCGTTTCGGTGTCTCTGGCGCGTCTGCCGCCGCTGCTCGTGTCTTCGCCGTCAACCTCTGCAATCTGGGTGCATCGGCAGTTATACACAAGATAACCCGGCGCGGAACTGTCTCCCGGATACATAAGCTCGTAACCGTCAACCTTAAACGGCTTGTCAACGTCTACTTTCTGGCCGTCAAGCATTGCGTGTGCGTGGCGTGTGCGGTTGTCCAGCGTTGCCAGCCATTGCTTTTTCAGCTTTATGCCCATGTCCTGCGCGGTACGGTAAGTATCTAGCCTTCCCGCGTTCTGCGCTGCTGTAACCGCCGTTCTAGCGGTTCGGATAGCGCTTGTGCGGTTCATATCCTGCATACGGCTTTGCAGGTCGTTGGCAATTTTCGGTATGCTTTTGCCTTGCAGGATGGAGCTTGTCACGCTTGCTGTGATTTGTTGCTTGCCGTATTTAAGGTCAATTCCGCGCTGCAATGCCCGCTTTGGCGGGTAGTACGGCATAAGGTCAGGCTGTTCTACAAGCAGACGTTTCACTGTCTGCTCATCCCAAAGCGTAAAATCCGCTTTGTCGGAAACCTGCTCGATTTTGTAAGCAGAGTAATTGCGGTTTAAGCTGTAAATGCCCGGCGTGGCGTCATTGACATAGGCCACAGCCGTTTCGTTGGCGTTGGTGTATCTTTCTGCCACCTTGTCCCGCAGCGCCGTAAAACGATTGCCTCGGCCCATCTGCGCAAGCCGCCATTGCTTGTATTGCTGCTCGGTGATTTCTCCTGCATCCAGCTTTTCTTTCATGGCTGCATCACGCTTCTCGAATTGCTCAAAATAGGCTTTCACCGTGTCGGTCAATTCGTCAGCAGCTTCTTTGTACAGCTTTGCGATGCGCCGTTCCAGCTTGGCAAGCTGCGCATCTGTCATTTTGTGAGCGTAATCAGGTCTCGCCATTGCCGTTCAGTCCTTCTCCCGGCTGGTTCTGCGGTTCGTTAGGCTGCGGATTGTTAATCGTGCGGTCAAGCTCCTCTGCCGCCTTTCGCTTCAAAAGCTCTTTTACTTCTTCAGGCGTCATCCATGGCAGGTGGTTAAGCACGGCCTCATCGTCAAGATACTCTGCCGCCGTCATAACCATCTGCGTCTCTTCCGTCTGGTTTGCAATGCGGTTCCACTTGAAAGACGGTTCATCTTCTACGCCAACGATTTTTAGCAGGTTTGCAATGAAGCTGCGGATGCAATACTCAAAATCGCCGCATTTATCGTCCTGCTGCTGGTACGACAGTCGAATTGCTGTGGCCGTCATGTTGCCAGATAGTGCCTTTGCAGGATTCATGAGCATTGAGTTCTCGTACATATCATCTTTCAAGTAGTCAAGCAGCATTTTGTTGGCATCAACGGGCACCGCAAGAGTGTTTGCCTGCGCATCTACCCCGCGATCAAGAACAACAGCGTGCAACTGCTTCATTCGATTGACAAAATTCACCAAATCAGCATCTTCCATGCCGCCGGTGCCTTTCAGCACCCAGTAAAAAGCGCTTGTTTCGTCAACGTTATTTGCCATGCCCGACATGATAAAGTCATAGCAATCAATGCTTGGGCGGATACCAATTAGCTCCGATTCCTGCAAATCGTTGGCATACATGGGGATAATTGGAAAACCCGGATAATTCTCACCTATAACATCAACAATGCCGTCTGCTTCTGTTCGCTTGATTTGTCGCTTGTATGGCTGCTTTTCCTGCAAAACCATCATTTTCTCTTTATCGCGCTGGATGTACTCTGTCAAACCGTCTGGCTCGTACAGCGTCCAGCGCTTTGTTCCATCTTCAAAACTCCAATACCGCACACCTGCCCGCAACGCTCGTGTATCCTGGTCATACAGCGGGGCAAATCCTGGGCTGTTTGGAGTGTCTGCAAAGCTAAATACTTCCAGATGGTCATAATTCCAGAAGCCAAAAGCAACGCCGTCAACACAAGCCTTTTTTGCTAAATCTTGCAATCGGTTGTCAAACTGCGTCCCCAACTTATCCTTTGTATCGTTTTTCCCAAACGTCACACCATTGGAAAGCACATATTGCACCTGCTGCAACACAAACTGCCGAAAAAATCCGTGTGTCAGCTTGTAATTACTCGACCACACATCTTTTACCGCTTCGCCAGTTGCCGTGCGCAGCATTTTTTGATAGTTCAGAATCGTGATGTTGCGTTTTGCGTAATATGCTTCTGCATCCCGTGCTACTCTGTATCTTTCGCAGCCCTTGTGCTCTTGTACAAGCTCTTTCACAAATTCCTGGCGGGCACTTTCATCGTTTTGAAGTTTTTCTAAATTTTGGTATACCTTCATACTCGCCCCTTTAAATCAGCCAATTTACTGTTTGTGTTGCAGGTTTTCTCCAAATTCCTGCCGTCTGAATAACGTACCGCAAAGCATCCATAGCATGATCATTTTCTTTGATAACTTTATCTTCCGGGGCGGTTTCGTCCCAGCGGTAAAGCCCAAATTCCTGTATCGTGCGCTTGCAACAGTCGTTTACCAGTAACTTTTTATCCGCAATACACTGTGCCACATGCTGGATTCCCTCAATAACGGTATTGTCAGCATCCCAAATTTTGAATTTATGTTCTTTTTCCACCAGAGCAATAAAAGAAGCAGCAGACGGGTCAACGATTAGTCGTTTAATCGTCAAATCTCCAGACAGTTGCTTTAAATCCACGTAATATTCAGCGTCAGTTTTTTGCTGATTCGTTTCTCTTCCGCTGTGGTAGAACTCTTTTACAACGTACCAAACGCCGTCACAATGCCCAACTAACAACATTGCAGTAGGGTTCAAAATGCCGTAATCCATACCGATATAGTAAGTGTCATATTTTCTCGGCACTGTTGGTACAACGTTATCAAACATCGGGTACACAAGACCCTCTGCAGCGACCCACAAGCCGCGAATATAGCGGTCGTAAAACACACCGCTATACATATTTCTGTACCGTTCAAGCGTCTTTTGGCTCAGGCTTGGATTGTCCGTCATTGCGAACTGCAAATATAACGCATTTCTCTCTGCCCGGCGCATAATCCAATTTTTATAAAACCAATGTTGCGGGCTGCCTGGGTTACAACTAAACCATATTTTCGCTCCGTCAACGCTGCATCTTGCAAGTGCTTGGTTTACAAAAGATTCTGGCATCAAAGCCACTTCGTCTAGCAGCACGCCAGCCAATGTGCGGCCCTGAATTAGCATAAAAGAGGATTCATCTTTTCCGCCAAAAACCTCAAAATAGTTGCGTTTCCCGTTCCTGCTGACAGCTTCAAGTACTTTGTCGGCACGTCTCCATTTGAGCGTATACAGTTCTTTTGCAAGCGTCATGGAGATAAACGGCACAATGATATTTTTTTGTGCGCTGTCAACGGTTTTACCACAAATTCCAAACCGTTGATTGTCAAAACACTCCATTGCCCATTTTACAAACGCCCACGTTTCGATTGACGTTTTGCCAGAGCGAACAGCCCCATCACAAATTATTGCGTCATAATTGCTATATGGAAACGCAAGTATCTTTTTTTGCTTATCACTGATCGCCATCGCTTTTTAACGACCTCGCAAGCTCTCTTAGGCTGGCGCTTAGCCCATCATCTTGCACCGTACCTTCTGCGATTGTAGTTTCCACTTGATCTTTCTGGCCTAGATACTGCTTGCCGAGCCAAATCGCCATATTAGCGTTCTTCTCAGCAAGTCTCCACTGGCGCCTGCGCAGCGATATTTTTCCCGCACTGCGCTTTTCCTTAAATACCTCGGAAAAAGTTTTGTTATATGTCTTTTTGCACCATGAATTGAGTGTTTTATCCGTTATGCCGAACCAACCACAGATTTCTTCAAGGGTGCATTGCAATCCGCATAGGCTTTCAAACTGGTTTTGGTCTATATTTTTTTTTGGTCTACCTGTGCGAGCCATTCTCTCACCCTTTCACTCGTTTTTCTTTGATTCTGCATGAACATTTAGGCTCTTTTGCCCACTTTTTGAAAAGATACTGCATTTGTGCATCAATCTTTTCTTTATCTTTCACAAGAACGCCGACCTTAAACGGTTTCAGAATGTGCTTGAAATAAGCTGCTCCTGCTTCCGCTTGCGATGTGATGCAGTTGCTTTTACTTCTCATTCCGCAGCTGTAAATATTGCCGTATAGCTTACGCATATGCTCGCCTCGCTTTACGCCAGCTTCTGCATATGCTTTTCGGCACCCTGTAAGGTCTTTGTTTTGCGCTTGCCCTGTTTTGCTATACCTCAAAGGTGCAACCTGAACAGATGGGACGCCCATTTGCTTTAGCTTCAAGCGAAACTCAACGTCATCTTCAAAGTCGCCTTGGAACAAATCGGGGCATCTGTCAACATCCAATGCAAAGCAGCTATAAACAAACCTTTCCATTAGATACCCGTTTTCTTCACGCGGATTGGCGACGCCAGCCAAATTACACCCTGCCATTGCTGCATTTGTGCATTTGAGAACAGTTACAAGTGTATCCACATAATCGTCAAGCATTCCTTCTGTGCTTTGCGCTCTATAACGTTTGTATATACCATCAACGCCTTTTCTTGCATAGCTGATTTCAAAGAATGCGATATTATCATCTAACTGGACAAGGTATCTGTACCCGTGTTTTCTGGCGTACTTGATCGCATAACTGCGGTTCATCGGGGCATACCACGCATTGTCGCTTGTCTTTGCGACAGATTTATACCATTCCTCGTACTCCTTTGGAACGTTTACAATTTCCCAGTCTGTGTCGTAACCTTCTGAATTGTTAGAAATGATGATATGCGGGTATTCAGTTCTGTTTTTCTCCGTCGGGCGCTGCTGTTTCGTTCCCGGACGCTTCCCCGATATCTCTACTATCAGCGTTTTCTCTTTCATCCTGCATACCCTCCCAATATTTTTGCAGGCGTTCCAGCTTTTCTTTGCTGTCACTTTTGAAAACAGCCTCGTACATTACGCCAAACTCGTTGTTTTCCACTGCCGCCTTGTCGCTTTCATCAAGGGTATTATCAAATAGCCCCCCCAATTCAAAGCCAGTAAACAGAGCGTCATTGTCAAATGCATCAAGTTCTTCCAGTTCTTGCAGCAGCTTTTTGTTATCCCAGATTGCGACGTCCGAAACCTTATTATCAGCAAGTCTAAACGCCTTGATTTGCTCAGGCGTGAGGTCGTCCGCAATCACGCACGGAACCTCTTTCAGTTTCAGTTCCTGCGCTGCCTTATATCGCGTATGCCCGCATACAATTTCTCCATCTGCTGCAATCACAATCGGAACTTTGAAACCATACGCTTCAATGCTTTTTGCGACTGCCGCTGCTGCCTTGTCATTGATTCTTGGGTTGTTTTCGTATGGATGAATTTCTTCCAGCGATTTCATCACAACTTGCATAATATCCTCCTTTTTATGCAAAACAAAAAGCCCACACAATTTGTGTAGGCTTATATCCCCCTAAACCCCTTTGCGCTGGAGGAAAGCGCGTTCCCGCCCTGTCGGTTTTTGCTGTGCCGACCTCACCCGTTGCGGGTAGCAACTCCGCAACGCTTTTTGATTCCCTCTTATCTATCGCGTTTTGCCTGCGCCGGGCTTTCACCGGTGGGAGCGACCCAGCTTTCGCCGCTTGCCCGACTCGAACGGGCCTCTGCCAATATATTGGCCGTACATTCCACATACTCTCACGGCATATATAAGCCCCAAAGCATCAGCGTTGCCCAATTATAGGGTTGCTTACCGCTAGGGGGCTGTTCAGAACCCGCCACATGGTACGCACTGTTAGTAGGCGCATGGCGGTTGCCTAACGGGGAACACAATTGCCGCGTCCGGCCCTGCTACCTTTACCCGTATCATCGGCCTTGGTACTGCACATAGGTCTTGCACCTTTGCCGCGCCGTTGCTTCGAAACGCAGCGCCCTTGCCGTATTGACTTGACAGTCCCAGTTTGCAGCTGGCTATGCAGCATATAAAATGCCGGTCTTTCCCGGCTGCCAGCTATGAAAACAGGAGAAATGAAAATGGTAAAGAAAGGAGGTTTTAGCTATGCCGTAGGCTGTCCCGTTCCTACATCATCCAGCATATCTATGTTACCACTTGACAACGTCCCCACAGTTACCCTTTTTTCTTGTCCAAAAGCCAGAAAAATTTTCTTCTGCTTTCGTAAAACTGCCGTCTGCCGCAATACACAGGCTGGTATTCGTAAGCCGTTCCCTCTGTTACGTTTTTCAACAGAGCGCACCAGTTTAAAGGGTCTGCTTCTCTTGCCGCGTCCTCAATGATTCGGACATCTGTGCTTAACTTTAGCGCTCTGTCCGCCTTTCTAGCTGTTGGGTCTGACTTTCCGTTTCCGTGCGGCAAACCGTCATTTGAAACCGCATCAAGCCCTCTTGCACTAGCAATTTCCAACCGCATTTCAGCGTATCTTTTGCAAAAGTGCTTTAATTCAAGGTATCTTTCTTTTGAAATTCCATATTCATCTAGGTTAAGCGGTCTTTCTCTCATTCTTGCTCCTTTCTTCCATTTTCATGCAGCGCGGCAACGTGCAAATATCGCCATTCTTCCACTCGCATGTCGCGCAAAGATGTTTGCGGATGTATTCATCAACTAGTTGCTGTTTTGTCATGGGGTCACCTCCGGGGGTTCTGGGAGCGGCATCCAGTGGGTGACGGCGGTCCCGTCAAATTTTCTTTCTTTTCCGTAGTGAAATATCGCTTGAAATCCATCTCCGATATTGCAAAAACACAATACATACTCGTCTTTTTCCGGCAGCCTGTCTTTAACGCTTATCCATTCACTCATTTGCGGTCGCTCTGGCTCTTTCCCTACTTCCTTGCAGAAGTCCAAGTAATCATCTACGGCATTGCGGAACTCTTTCTCAATATTTTCGATTTCAAACGCATGAAAATTTACCAAATCCTTGATGCCATCCAATGTTCCATGCCAGAGTTTATCGTCTTCATCATACTCTACCGTAGCAGTGTACCCGCGATAAGCAAGTTTTGGCTCTTTCATGTGATCCACGGTTCCGCGCATAATGTGCGCCGTAGACCGTATCGCGTCCGGGTTATCTGCCAATTTCTGCAACTCATTCAGGTCTTCAAGTATACATGTAATGCCGCATGTATTGCACTCTTTTGTTATGTCCGTACACATGCCACAGGCATCGCTGTATTTCGTGATTTTATCGCGGATTGCTTCTTGAAGTTGTGTCATTCTGATACCTCCTCTACATACGCCATGTTCTGGCGCAGATTGAGGGATTTCGGATTGAGAACACAAGCCGGGGCAACAGCGCCGCAGTTGCACGCACCGTAGTTGTACAGCAGACCACCCGCGTTCACAGTGCGAACGATGCTCGATCCTCCCGCGTCGGAATCCTTATCACCACAGCCCCAAGGCGTGGCAGTCCAAATCAATCTGTCGTAGTGCGGGATGAACTCACGGTACTTGCGGTACTCGTCACAAGTGAGGATAAAAACAAAGTCCTGTACAGTGCCATAAGCTCTGTCTCCGTTGTCGGCAACAAGGTCAACGGTATGTGGCAGCAGACTCTTTTCCTCAAAAACAGCGTTCGCCATATCAGATAGAATCTCACGTACATTACTGGTGCGGTAGTTATTCCAGTTTCCTTTCTCATCTGTGAATTTATCACTTGGGCAGAATTTTACATCTTTTGTCCACGGCGTTGCCATAATAGCCAGCACGCCGCCGTCAGGGTGGTTCGGGTCAAGGCAGACCCACTCAAAATTCTTGAACATGAAGTGTTCGCCTGGGCGCAGGGTTGTAATGTTAGTCATTGTCAAGCACCTTCTTTCCCTTTGCATCGTAGCGCGTATTCCACTGAGCGATTTGGTCAGCTCCAACAATGCCACGGAGGCTCAGCAAACAACTGTTTTGCGGATGACACCAGATAGTGCTGGGCGCTTCGTTTTCTAGGAAGGCACCACAGAACGGGCAAGGCTTTAGTTCGATATCATCATCATCAATAAACGTTACCATTGTCGGTTACCTCCGTGAGCCAGTATTTGCGGTAGCAGTCGTCGCAGCCTTTTCCATTTGTGCATCCAATGCTTTCATCAATGGTGCAAGGTTTAATACATAAAATTCCATTATCTTCATCTATTGTTGCATTAGGAAACAACTTCAAGAACTCACTCTGACGGGTCTTGACGGGGTGGTCTTTTGCCCATTGCTCAACTTTTGAAACCGTTTCCTCAATGCTTTCAACTAAACCGCCGTCGATCCTAACCATGTTCATGACCATGCACACGCCCTCTTTACAAACAGGACATTCCCTGCAGCTTTGATTTTCGCATAATCTGTTTACCGTCTTGAAAAATTCAACTGCGTCCATTACAATACCTCCAATCTCAAAATTTCATCCCATATGATTTTGTCATACCCGCGCTGCACATACTGGCCGTAGGATATGTCCAGCGCGGCGGCTTCTCTTACGCATTGTTCAATGGATTTGATGCGGGGTTTCAGTGCTGCCTTTTTATCCGGCTTCTTTGCCTGCATGGCGGAAATAACGCCTTGCTGCTGCGCTTTCTTTTTTTCGTAGTTCAGCTTCGCCTTTTGCTTTGCTTTTTCTTTTATGCAAGCATCGCAAAACCGCTTGCAGGGCTGCACGTCCCACATCATCTTGCCGCATTTCTCGCAGAATTTAGATACTGTCATAGCGGCTCCTCCGTCTTTTTGGCATCAATGCCGATGCCCTGTAGTGTTACCTGTGCCCAAAGGTCTGCAAGCTGTTCGTTGCGGTACTCATTGTATTTGTCGGCCACCGGGCCGGTCATGTAATTCTGGATTCTGACTAAGGTCCTGGGCGACAGGCCGGCCTGATAGCAGGCCAGCAGGCATAGATATGTCGCCCGCGTGGCAATGTCGTTGCGCTCTTTCATTACCGCTTCATAGGCGCGGGATTGAATGTCCTTGATTTTTTCTTCGGCATATTCGTCAACGGCTTTCTGCAATGCCGGGGTAGGGTGTAGTCTTGCTTTCACGTCTTTCAACTCTTTCCTGTTTTGTATAATCCGTATTTTCTGACATCGCGGCGGATTTTGATTCCGCGCTCTGCATCTGCCGCGTCCGCTGCGGCATCTGCAAGCCGCTGTGCGCGGATTTTCTCAAATATGGCCGCATACTCGCCGTAGCGATTGCAAGCGCTGTGGCAGTGCGAATGGCGGTCTGGGCAGTCTTTACAGGGGCTGGTCATCGTCCGACATCTCCTCGATAAAAATTTCTGTGCGTGGATTGGCTTTGTCGTACAGTACGCGGGAGCCGTCCACGCTGGCAATGATGGTGTTATTGTCGTCTGCAAGGATTTTGGCGGATACAAGCGTGTCATGGCAGGCTTCGAGCAAGTTCGTCAGATCTACGCGGCGGCGGGTTGGCATGTAGAACACCGCAGCAACGCGATAGCGTCCCGCCAGCGGGGCTTTCGGCTTTGGGGTGAGATACCACATCGCGGCCTGTTCGTACTTCTTGTACTGCTTGCTGGGGGCGATGAACGGCTTGCCGGTGCGGTGGTTGGTAAGTATCTGCTGGGAGTTCTTCTTGGTAATAGGGGGCAGGGAGATAATGTATTTTTGGATCATGTAAAGTCCTCCATGCTCATCTGTCCCGGCAGTACATCTTCTTCCATCCACCAGCGGAATACATCTTGCCCTGTACCGCCCATCATCCAGCTTCCGTCCAACTTCCCGCGCGCTCTGCGCTCATCCAGCATCCTATCAAAGGATTGTATGTATAGTTTCTCGTAAGCAGGCCAGCGTCGGAACTCTGCATATCGTTTACTTTTCTTTGCAAGCGGACATCCGATACACCCCACACGATCCAGCCCACATTTATACAACGGATTGACAGGCGCCTTTGCATCCTGCAAAAAGCTCCATACTTGATTGTCCGTCCAGTCCACAATGGGGTTTACTACGCGTTTTGCGGCCACCTTACACCCTTCAAAAATTTCTCCCGGCTCCTGTTTTTCGCCTTTCAGAACGATTTTGTTCGCTTTGTTCCGGGTGTACGCTTCAAAAACGCCGCTGTCGCGCTTTCTTCGGCTACTTTCCGCCCACCGCACGCCAGTCGTGATGAACCTACCGTTTCCGCCCTGCTCTTTCAGCACAGCGCAGCAATACCGCATGATTCGTGTCGGCGGCATCAGTTTTTGAGGGATTAAGTCCCACATGCTTGTTCGCTTTCCCTTGTAAGCGGGGTAATTGATCGTGCATTTCACGCCCAGCGCTTCAAGCCGCGCAAATTCCTGCCGTACAAATCGCACCGTTTCCGGCGCATCCGCTGTTGTGTGGTTGTGCTGTACCTCAAACGGGATGCCCCCCCTCAGTGCAAGCTCTACGCATACGCTGCTGTCCTTGCCGCCGCTGGTCGTTACTACCAGCGGCGTGCCGTAATACTTCAGCGCCATGTCGCTTGCCGCTTTCAGCCGCCCGATGGCAATTTTCTCCGGGTCGCCGCTTGTCGGCAGGGTCACAAGGCCCCAATCTTCTTTGCTCACGGTGCTATCTCCTTTACTTTCGCGTAATACTTCTCGCTGTACCATATGTCCGGCAGGTTTGGATTTTGGGTGTAACCTGCGGTGCGCAGGGCGGCTTCGGCGTTCCAACGCGTGGAATGCAGGCGCTTGGAGTGGGTGATGTCGCCGGTAGAGCGGGAGTAGGTGATGATTTCATACTTTGCCATTCAGCGTCAGCGCCTCTTTCTGGTTGATTTCTCCACGCTGCATTTTCTGAAAAAGCGGCGTGTCAAAGTGCAGGCATTCGTGGCAGGTGCGGGAGAACAGGACGTCAAAGGATTCGATTTTGTGCGGGAGAAATTCCTCTGCCGCCGTGCGCAGTTCGGCAACGGTAGGCGGGAATTTCAGCGTGGCGGCAAGGCTGGCCGCACCGCTTCTGGCTGCCTGCAAGGGTATGTCTTTCAGTGCAACGGCCCATGCTTTTGTCATTTCGTCAGGGTCTTTGCCGCGCATGAGATTTGCCCAGTAGTTGGTACAGGACAGAAGAAAAACAGCGGTTTCCGGTTCAGTCATCGGCGGTCACTCCTTTTGCAAGCTGCTTTAATCGCTCCATCGCGGCTGTGGTATCAGTCTGACGGGCGGCGGTGCGCGAGGATTTTGCGCTTTCCTTCTCGGCAAGGTAGGCTTCAACGGTGCAGATTCCCTGCTGCTCACAGCGGTCAAGTATCTTGGAGATATAGCTCCACCGGCGCGCATTGTTGGCGGCGGCTTCGTCAATGGCCTGACAGATAAGAGATGCCGGAAATTTCAGAAGGGCGGCGTTTATAGCGTCAGCAACTGCGCGGGGGACAGAACCGCAGTTCTGCTCATAGCGCTGGATGCATTCGGCCAAATCCGCGTTATATTGCTCGCCTTGCGCGCACGCAGCAGCAGTAGTAGGAATATCTTTATCTTTATCCTTGTTCTTGTCTTTATCTTTAGGGGGATTGGAGCGGGTTGCGGTGGGTTGTGCGGGGTTGCTTGGGGTTGATTGGGATTGGCGTTCTTTTAGCGTCTGCGATTTTTTCTCGTTTTTCTGCGTATCGCGGTCTATCTGGTCTAAAAGCATAGGAAGGATGAACCGTTCGTTGCCACTGGAGTGTCCGTCAATCGCCAAACCGTTGCTGTATTCCAGCAAGGCAGTCCATATCCGGCCTCTCTCAGCATCTCCGAAGGGTTCAAGTGCTTTTAGCCAGCTGTTGTAGCAGAAAAAGCCTTTCCTTTCCATCCGCTACACCTCCATGTAATACTCTGCGACACGGCAGAGCCGACCATAGCGGTTGCGGCGCGTGACCATGCGGGAGGCTACCGGGTAGCCTTTCCGTTTGAGGTCGGTGATGCGGGAGGCAAGGCGGGAACAGCCGTAGTCCTCGAGCGCATCCAGCGCGGTAAGGGAATCGCCGTTTTCAAGCGCGGCGAGAATCTGGTCAAGCTGGCTAGGATGCTTTCTTTCGTTCATGGTTTTACCTCGACAGCAAATTGATAAGTGCGTGAATTCCACGCAAACGGTCGTATCTAAGAATTTTGCCTGTTCCAGCCCAAAACTGGAACAGCTTTCCATCTGACTTTCTTTTGCAATGGAAGTGTCCAATTTGCTCGTTTTTTAGAACAAATTCGATATTATTCAGCTCAAACTGGCTGATTGCGTATGAAATTCGGCTTGGATTTTTTGCAACCCGTTCCCTATGAGCTTCTTCGGCATAAAGGTGATAACCTCCGTCAAAAGTATCGGCGGGGTCGTTTTCGCGCTCGGCTTTTGTCATCTCTCTGTACCTCGCACCTCAGAACGGCAGATCGCCGTCATCCTCAATGAGCGCATAGTCTGCATCTGGCTCGCCCTGCGTGCGCTGTGAGGTGGCTGCGGGGCGCTGTGCGGCGTTCTGCGGGGCGGGGCTGGTACTTTCCTTGCTGCCGCAAAAACTCACGTTCTGGGCCGCGATTTCAACGTCTGTGCGGTTCTGGCCGTTCTTGTCCTGATACTGGCGCGTCTGCAATCGCCCATCAATGGCAATCAGCGCACCTTTGGGGAAGTATTTGCAGACAAATTCTGCGGTCTTGCCCCATGCGGTGACATTGAGCCAGTTCGTCTGGCTCTGGCCGCTGGCATCCTTGTAGCCGGAATCGTTGGCGATGCGGAAAGAGCAGACGGACTTTCCGCTGTTCGTGGTTTTGAGTTCCGGGTCTTTGACCATTCGGCCGATGATAGCGACAACATTCAACATGGGTTAGTCCTCCAAGTAGTTTTTGTAAAAGCGGCGGCGGAAGTCAGACACCGTCCAGTGGTAGTGAGCCATTGCACGCTGCTGACCCAGTTTGTGGTAAAATTCCTGCTTTTCTCCGCTGGCGTGGATTGCATCATGGCAGTCAGGGCAGATGTTGATCCAAAGACCGTACTGCTTGGATTTTGAACGCAGCGCCCCGCCGTAGATTTCATGCCGGGCGGTATCACCAAAGCGGTAGCAGCGGAAACAACAAAAGGGTTCATGCTCAAACAGGGACGGCGCATAACCGTTCTTGTCCAGTTTTACACCAAATTCATTGCGGGTCTGCATCGTCTGTCAGTCCTTTCAGTTTTGCGATTTCTTCCGGGGTCATGGTGGGGATGCCCTGCTGCTGGCATTCCTGCACGATCAGTTCAATAAGGCGGTGCATCTGGGATGTATCAAACATGCTGGAACCGTACCAGCATTGCAGGTTGTAGAAAGTCCCCTGCGGGGTGGTCATTTCATCGAGCTTATGGACCTGCCAGCCCTCGCCCTTGCTCTCCCAGCCGTTTTTAAATGCCTTTGCAGCATCGGCGCGGAGGGTGACAAGGGCGGAGCTGCCGCCGATGTCGCGTATCAAATCACGGTAGATGTCCAGTACAGGGCGGTTGATTTTGGCGGCAAGCTGGTTCATGAGCGTCCATGCGTAAGCGTTGGCAGACAGGCTGCGCTTTTGTGAGGCCGTGCCGATGACGGCGGCAAGGGGCTTGCCCTCGTCAATGACGGCGCGGGCTTTATCGCAGTCGGCGGGGGAACATTCCAGCGTAATTGTGTTGCCGATAACAACTGCTGTCTTTATGGCAATTTGCTGCTTCATTTTCTGTGTTCAAACTCCTTTGCAACGCTGCGCCAATCATCATCGGTGAAGTCCTTAAACAACTTGCCAATAAAGGTCTTTGCTTCTGTTTGGACTGTCTTTTTGTCCTTGCCAGTTCGCTGTGCATATCCTGCCAGCGCAGTTGTTGCCATGTCCTTTACGACATATGCGGTAACTTCTGGCGATGCTGTGACCGGCTGAGGTTCTTCTTCATAGCGCTCTTTAAATTCATCTGCTTCACTGTCTGAATAGATGCCGTCAAACGCAAGTTTGCAGATTTTTAAAACAACACGGTCAAACAAACGTTTGTATGCCATCGCATAAGGGTAAGCATTCTTACAGTTCTGCGCGGATGCTTCGCCAACTTCGTAAAGCCCCTGCTGCTTGTTTGCGTAAGTGAACACAAGAGAGTTCCCATATCCAGCTTTATCAACGGATACGCAATCCGGGTTAAACTTGTCTTTTTCAGGCATGTTATCGTTAATCTTCAAGCAGGCGTTGTGGCTGATAATCAAGCCGGTGTACATCATTTTCCCGGTTTTTGTTTCGTTCATGAGAATCCAGAAGTCTGCCTCGTTGAGGTAGGGCCGTTCCTGAATGGCCTTTATGGCTTTGGCACGGCTGGCAAGGTATTTCGCGCTCTGCACGACAGGAATTTGTTGCCGAGTCTTGAGAGAATATTCAGAAGTTTTTTCGTTAAACATCAAATAGATTCTCCTTCCGGGTCGGGGGTGGTGAGGTGGATGCGGTAGCACTCTGCGGGGGCGGGAGCGTCAGAATAGTGCCGCGCCGGCAGATAGGACACCATGGGGATGCCGTTCACAGAAATTTCAATCCGAAGGTCGCCTGTGACCGCGTACCGTGTCAGCTTGCCGCGCTGGATAAAGATGTAGGATTTATCTTTCAGCAGCTTTACAGCTTTGTTGAAATCGTGCTTGCTGCTGAAAAATACGCCGTTCTCGTTGACATAACCAAACCAGCGTTCTGTTTCTTTCAGCATGGCGCAAGCGTTTAACATCTTGCAAACATCAGAAAATTTCATTATGTTCCTCCTGCCATTCCCATGCGTTGACCTCTACAATGCAGTTGTCGCAGCCGAGAATCTCGTTGCCCCGCTTGTACATTTGTTCGCATTCCTCGCCGCATACAGGGCAGCGGGGGCGGCGGGGCTCGGCAGGCGGGAATGGGTTGTCTTGATGCCCCCAGAAGCTGGTCATTTGTCGGCCTCCTGATTTTCTTCCTCATCAGAAAAATGCAGCTCCATCAAGTCGGCAATCGCAAGGTACTCTTTGGCATATTTGCTGTCGCCGTGGGTTTTCTTGACGATTTCGCGGAACTGCGCCAAATCACCATAAAAGCAGCCGCACTGTACGCGGATGATTTTATCCTCGCAGCGGAAAAATGTGGTCGTGCGGAAGCAGTGACCAAAGCCTGTAACAACGGCGTAGTCTGCATCGCAGTAGACCCGCGCATCGCCGGAGACCCGCGCATTGCTGGAGACCCACGCATTGTCGTAGACCCGCGCATTGCCGTAGACCCGCGCATCGCCGGAGACCCGCGCATTGCCGTAGACCCGCGCATCGCCGGAGACCCGCGCATTGCTGGAGACCCACGCATTGTCGTAGACCCGCGCATTGCCGGAGACCCACGCATTGCTGGAGACCCACGCATTGCCGGAGTGGGAGAGGTTATCTTCCTTCTCAATAAATCCGCCGAGCTCTCCCTTCTCAACGTTGCCAAAAGCGATGAGAGCCTTAATACGAAACAGCTTCTTCCCGAAAACGTTCGTTACAAATTCGGAGGTAAGTTCAAATTTCTTCATGGTTGGATGCCTCCTTTGGATACAGTCCACACAGCAGATTCAGCGCCAGCATGGCGGCGAGGGTTGCGGGGATGTTGAGAGAACCGAGCGCGGCCAGCAGAAGCACCAAATCTGCGGTGATTGCCAGCTTGGCGGCTGCGCGTTTCAGTGATAGAATACAGTTAGAGCTTTTTGCAATGCTCTGTTTTTTTGCCGTTCCGGTGGTGGTGCACCGGGGCGGCGTTTTTGTTTTGGTCATGTGATCAGGCTCCTTTTAAAAAGCTAATCAATGCAGCACGCAGGTTTTCAATCTCTGCAATGTCGTCCTGTGAGATGGTAGGCGTAACGGTGGATTTGCGCACATCCGCCACCGGGTAATATGTTGCAAATTCGTCAAGCGTGATGCCCAGTGCGGCGCATGCTTTGCCAACCTCCGGCCAGCGCCAATCATTAGCGCCGTTGATGCGGTTTGACATCTGCGTTTTGGACAAGGCGCAGGCATCTGCAAGGCGCTGTTTGTTGTAGCCCTTGCTTTTGATTAGAGCTGTAAAAGCAAGGTTTGTCATGGTGGTCACTCCTTTCTTTCTGCGATCAGTTCACTTACAGCCGCTTCCATCTTTTTCTGAATGTCGGGCGGTTTGCGCTTGCTGTTCAGAATCAAACAGATATACGGCTTACCGTAACCGAGCTTTTTTGCTACATCTTCATAGGAAATGTCGTTGTTGTGCATCTTCCCAATCAAACGACCAGTCCAAGCTTCGGGCATTTTTTCACCTCCCTAGTAAAAATTAGAAGTAAACAAAATTGACTGCCGCGACACAATATGCTATAATCTGAATTGCCAGAGTAAGGCAGAAAGGAAGGTGGTCGTCCCCTGACCCAACTTTTGAGTATGCCAGTTCCAGACTAAAGAAATTGCGTAACGCGCTATGGCTTAAACGGCTGCCCCAAAGCTGCCAAAGGTTACGGCAAGTCCACAGAATTGCAAGTTCGTTTTGCAAGCAGCGGATGCGCATTGCACAAAGGACCGTGTACTTGCCCGCTCACATTGAGCGGTTCCGTTGCTGCAAACTTGTTCTGGTAAAAAACTTTGGGAAAAATCCGTCTGCTAACGAACAGCAGGCGGATTTTTTTTGCTGTCGCGGCAGTGTAAGGTGTTGCAAATGTTTACAAAACGTGCTATATTGTAGTTGTCAGATACGTAATAGCATTTAGTTCAGGCATATAGCTGTCTGGGCTTGGTGTTTTGTTGCGTTTGTTGCCTTACAAGTGCCATTATAACGTAAACATACGCAACAGTCAAGCGATTTTGTTGCTTTTGTTTACGTTTGTATGATTGCACAAATAATTAGGTGAAAAATTGTATGTTCTATGACAACTTTATTAGATTGTGCGCAAAAGAAAACATATCCCCCAGTGCGGCAGCAGAAGAGATGGGATTTTACAGGTCTGTTGTTACTCGCTGGGGCAAGGGAGGGAACGTTCGTAAAGCAACGCTTGAAAGGGTAGCAAACTATTTTGGCGTTACCGTAGACGACCTCATAGGAGACGATTCCGCGCAAAAAGAAAAGCCCACCGCGCAAGGCGATGGGCTAAAACTAGATTCCTATGAAGACATCGATCAGTGGCTTGACACTTTAGATGGCAAAGGTCTTGATATGGTAATTGCGATGGCAGCAGCAAAGAAGGTGAAAGTCAATGAAGATAAATCCTGATTGCGTCCGAGATGTTATGCTCGGTCTTGAAGAACAGCTCGGTTTGTTCCTGAATGATAAATGCAGTATGGAGTTTGAATGTTCCAGCCCTGATAAGCTGAAAAAATCCTCTTTTATGAGGGGCAAAGGCTATTCCCGGGAAGATATATTTTATTCTTGCTTGCAGGCTGCTGAAAATGGCTATATCGTGGCAGAATATCGAATAGACAAAGAACTCAGAACGATAGAGTTTTTTTATATTATGTATATCACGCCAAAAGGCCATGACTTTATTGCGTCAATTTCCAATCAGCAGACGTGGCAGGAAAAAATAAAGCCCACCTTGTCAGCGGTTGGCAATGTGTCTCTTACTGTGATTGAAACGATTGCAAAAGGTGCGGTAACTGCGCTTATTGAGCATCATCAATCCGGCTCTTAAAGGCATTGTGCGGGCGGAACGCCGTGTTCCCCTGTGCTGCAATTACACTGGCCGCAATAGCTCTGTCCAGCTCTAACGGAAGATTTTGTGCATCGTAAAAGTTCATGCCGGAGACTTCAATCAGTTTCAGCATTTTTTCGATGACTTCATCCTTTTTCTTCCTGTACTCGCTGTCGTCGCACTTGTTGTAGACATCAATTCTATCCCGCATTGCTTGTCTCCTTTATAACCTCATTACAAATTGCAATAGCATCTTTGAGCGGCAGTTCCCGCATAAGTTGCTTTGCGCGTTCTCTTAAACTAAGTATCGTACTTTTTTCGACTTCTGTCAATTGTTCTTTTTTCATCATAATTCCCCCAAATTAAATAAGGTTGTGATACTATGGGCTTTTTTGACTTTTTGAAGCCAAAACCGCAAAAGCCTGTTCCTGTTAAACAAACGCAATCAAAAAGGATTGAAAATGTCGTGTTTGATGATCCAGAAATTAGAAAGTTACAGCGCGATTTAAAAGCGCAGGACAAGCAGCTTGAACAAATCAAATACGCAGAATCCTATTTTGAAAAAACGGGTGATATTGGGTTTTTGGTTGAATTTTGGGAGGGCATCTGGAAAAGCGGCGGGCTGCTGTTCAACGGTTCAAAATGGACATTCCGGCTCCCTGATTTGTATATAAAAATTGGCGAATACGATAAAGCACTTTCTATTTTAAAGAAAATAAAAAATCCGTATTACACAGATAGGCGAGATTCTTATATTGAACGAGTGAAAAAGATGCAAAGTAAGAACCGATAAGTGTATTTTACACAGCCAGCAGTTGTGTTTCAACAGTTTCACAAAAATACTCATTTGTCAAGTATTTGCTGTCCTATATATCGGATTTCCAGCACTTGACAACCGTTTTTTTGGTCGTTTCCGTCCATGATGGGACGGCGGCTTGTTTACCAGCCTTTCCATTTGTCTGCCCCCCTTGACCAAAATTGTACTGCATTCACATATGTTTTTTTGTCGGAGGATGTAAATAACCAAAAAAGAAACTGCGATACACGACTGATCGTCGGCATTTGCATCGTATCTGTCGTGTTTATCAGATATTAAAAAAGCCCCTGCCGGTGTTCGCACCACCGGCAAGGGCAAGAGCCGTCAACATAAAAAGTTGACGGCATTATTATAGCACACAAAAAAAGGAGCCGCAAT